GGCAGGATAGATGCCTCAATAGCATCCCTCATGAGATATATATTAGGCAGGATGGTATTGGTATACAGCATCTTCAGCGCCGTGTTCACATTGTTGTATGTTGAGCTGTCCTGATTATTTAGCAACACTTCAGGCACTTTGTAAGCATTACATATCTTAGTGAAATCAATGTTGGCAAGCTCGGCAATATCCAAATCAGCATTGCTCAAACCGAGTGCAAGGTAACCCATCTCACCTGCTGCGAAGTATGGCGCTCCTTTATTGGCCGCATTTCTAAGGTATGCAGCAAAGTCATTTTTTCTTTGCCCTAAAGACTCAATGGCATAGTCACTCTTCTCGTACACAATGCCAGGCACCCCGCCGTTCTGCATCTGACCTACCGACACATCCATCGCACTGTTGAGCCTTGTCAGTCTCTTAGTCAGCACCTGCAACGGACTCAATCCACGCCACTGCATTCCATTGGTGATGGTCGGATTGAAGTACTTGACATGGATGATCTCATCCGGTCTGAATGTCCCATCATACCCCATGTCGAAATATTTATAGCCAATGACACGCTGTGGGAAATCCTCGCTGATCATCACCGTCACCTTGCTGCTATCTAATACATGGAGATAAACCTTGCCTCTATTAGGCCCTAACTCAACAACCTCTTTGTACAGGAACAGCTCACCGTTCATGTACAATAATGAGTAATATTTTACTTTTTCGGCATAACTAATCGACTTCAGAAACTGCACAAACTTATCACCATCAGGCAAATCCTGCACAGCCTTTGTCCGGTAATATTTACCCTGGATTGATTGGCTGCCCATCTTCTTATATCTCTTCATCGATGGCTCATTGATTATCTCATAGCCTTCCATCGGTATCCTTGCAGCCGTATCCGCCAACAGACTGATGACGCTATACACATCATCAATAGTAGTGTAGCTTATCGTATTCTCAATTGTCTGCCAACTTGGATAAATGGATGTAGTGGCATTGATTATCATGCCGAGGTTTTGCCCCTGAAGTGCTTTGACTTGTGTCTCTAATTTCTGCACTTTTTTATCGACTCCGAAGAGTCTATCAAGTAGTCCCATATGCAAACACCGTTTTTGGTTTTAACTCAAATATCTCACGCATCATGAACATGTCCATCAAGTCAGGACTGTCACCATTCAACTTTGCTTTCATCTCCTCTTTGCTCACTATCCGCAGCTTACCATCTGCATCACTCTTGTCTCTTCTTATAGCCTTGCGCTCCATCATGAACCGCTGACGGATGGTAGTGTTGTTATCGTACATCTTATCGGCCACAGCCTTGCTTATCTTCATCTCGCCCCTCCTAACCCTATCGCCTGTACGATAATAGCACTGTGTTTTAAGGTTCATATAATTTTCCTTAATCAATCTACCACTTGCCTCATCCTTCACAGGCATTGGAGCTACTCCACCATTAAACGGAACAGCACCACGGATGAACCCATCGATATATGAACCCACACCATCTGAGTCATAACAAATATACCTATTTTCTACGTTATATCTTTGCGCCATCCTGGAAATCAAATCAATAACCTGCTTACCATCTGACTTATCCATCAGCTCAATATCTACCAACTCCATCCCTTCCCAATATCCAACAACTAACTTATTGCTCCCCTTCATCGCAATATCAGCTGTAATATATCTTCCTGTATGATCAACGTTGCGGATGTTCTCAAACATACCAGCAAATACATCCACATCGTACACATCATTCGGACTATTGCTCACCTTCCACCTCCCCTCCAACAGCTGCCGCCTTGTATCCTCATCCTGACTGAGCAGGTTGCCCGGATAGCTTGGATCATTCTCCAATCCCTTTTTGTTATCATATATCGAGCCGCTCACAAATGTGATGGACTTGATGAAATCCTTTGCACTCAACCCTGACTTCTCAATCAATGGCTTGATGATGTGACTCGCATTCTGCTCCACCTCCTCGTAACTATCTCCCCAGATATATCCATCGCCGTACTTAATGAAGTATCGCAGTTTACCCCTACGCTCCAAAATAGGGAACCCTGAGTCTTTATCTATCCACCACTCAATTAACTTGAACACCCATGACTCAGGATCTGGATTGCAGGTGGCCCTCACATATGGCTTCACTCCGCAGTCGCTACGATTACGGGATAGCAGGTAGAAAAACATAGACTCAGAGAAGTGTGTCAGCTCATCAAAGCCCAAAAAAGGTATCTGCGCACCTTGCCAATCGTACTTATTTTTCTCATGCTCCAAATGACGGAAAGATAGTTTACTGCCGGATGGGAACACCCAATCCAAAAAAGTCTCCCTTGGTGATGCGCCGAGTAATGGGTATAGCTTCATCGATGTGTCCCACAGGCCGCCCTCGTTTCTGATCTGCACGGATGTCCGCCGAAATATGACACCACCGAACTTGCTATTGTTGACGTGCCTCAACGGATCCAACAGCAGCGCAAATGTCTTGCCAACAAATGCAGCCGCCCCACCGATGACTATATCAGCTGAGCTGCTCAACGCTATCTCCTGATAGCCTGGTTGTGGTCTTATGTAGCTTAGTTGGCTGATGGTAAATGGTTGTTAATGTCTACATCGCCCCGATTATTGTCAGGCAGTTGGATTATCTGTATCTGCTCCACCATGCTGTTGATGTCGGACTCTATCCGTTCCTTAGGCTTACCCAAGGCATGCTCATAAACGAACTTTATAAGCGTAGGCTCTCCTGATTGCAGTAATGCCTGCAACCCCTCAAGCAATGAGCCGAAGTTAGCCTCTATCGCCGCAATGCATAAGTCCCTAGCCTTTATATCATCGTGCAATGGCTTGCGCCCTGCTCCTGGTCTTGCACCACCTTTATTTGACATTGATTTGTCGGTTAGTTTCAATATCAAAGTTAAATAAAAAAGCCAGAGTAGAAACTCCGGCCGTAACCTTAATCTAAAACCCTGATATATCAATAAACAAAATTAGCTCTCATATGTCTCAGCTGCGCATCCCATCCCAATCCCGACCTGCCGCCGTTCCACCATATCAAAGGTACCAAAAATGCCTCTGAATAGCAACGGTCATTTAATCCGCCGTAAAAATCAGTAACATGATCATTGCGGATGATTTTGATAAGTATCACATCTGCTGAGTCTATACACTTGAACATACAGCCAACTACACGGCCATTTGCGTTGAATGGGTTACCTGTTGTAGCAAATCTCATCTGTTTAGTCTCTTTAATTGGTTCGGGTTTTGGTTCAGCCTTAGCCGTTGATAATACAATTGGAATATCCACTCCTCTGTCTGATACATTACCGACTACCAGATAGCCATCCTTTGACTTAGTGACCGTCTTAGCCTTAAAAGTAAGGGAGTCGGTGTTTATCTCCTGCTCAGTCACTTTTAGTGAGCTATCAAGTTTGGAAAGGTCACCGTAAGACAGCAGCCTGGCTCTTACAATACGGTCATGGACTTCGCCATCTTTATCTCTGAAAAAGACTATTGTGGTTTCGTAGCATTCGCCTTTTTTCATTGTTACTGACTTACTAAACCCAAAGGCATTCTCTACACCTACCTTTCTGGCATACTCAGCTATCAGGTTTGAGTATTGGTTGACAAGTATATCATCCTTTTCGGTTGCTCGAAATATCTGAGCCAATGATACGGATGGGATTAGTAGTAGTAGCAATAGGTAGCGCATACTACAAAATTACGTTTAATCTATGTACTCGTATCTTGTAGTCCGGTTGATTAGGTAGTTGCAGTACTTACGATTCCATCCTGTCTGCTCCATAAAGTCAGCCATGCCGTTATAAATCTCATCAGTTTCCCTGCATCTTATTCTACGCTCCGAAATCTTGCGATCTCCGTTACGATTGTATATCTTCCCAATTTCGGCTTTTAACTCGCCGTTGCAGTAAATCTTGCAGTAAGTACGATAAGTGCCACAAATCGCCTCTAATTGCCTCATAACGCTATCCTGGTCCTCAGCAATGCTTGCGCATCTATAGACAGTCTTTGCACCAATCATGATTTGATATCTGTATATCCTTGAGCCGTAAAAATATCTATCATTTATCATTGTAATCGATTTTATCGGTTTTTTCTCTCTATATATATAATAATACTTTTTTTACTTTAGTCTAAAAAAAATCTAAAAATCGATTACATCGGTTACAAAGCGATTTTCACCCTTGTAACTGATTGATATTCAGCAAAAATTCGTGTAATCGATTTTTTCATATATCGATTAAAAATAAGACGTATCGGTTACAATTTCCTCAAATCCGCCTATCTTATTATCATTTTTTATAATCTTAAACTCTAAAATGTTGTT